AGTCCGCAGGACTCGTGGCTCCGGCTGCAGAACAGCCGTCGCTCCTCACCCCCGCTGCAGAACAGCCTTCGCCCGACCTCATGACCCTCGCAGAGGCTGCTGCTACCGAAGGAACTGGGACGCGGACCCGCTCCGGCCGCGTATCCAAGCCCCCGGAGCGCTACGAGCCTATCGAGCAAGTCGAGGACGATTACGATGCGGATGATTACGACACGGAGGACCCAGATGATGTTTCTGAAGATATCGAGACAGACACCGAGGATGAGGAGGACGAATCTGATGCTGATGAAGATGGAAATTTGGATGGATTTGTTGTACCAGATAAAAGCGAGAGTGATGTAAGTGATAGTGATGGAGAACCTACCGTTCCTCAAACAACAAAGCGAACCCCCGTCAAGAAGCGCCCCGCCACCGGAAAATGAGTGGCCGTCCCATATGGACTCCCCAAGGCGATTCGAGCCCATGTACCCCGTAGAGCGCGCGCAAAAAAAGGACCCATTTGAGGCTTTTAAGGAGAATCAAATCGGTCTTATTCTTCTAGGTATGGTTATTGGCTTTTTGCTTGCGAATATGCGTCCAGTTGTTTTTCAGGCAAAGTAACCAGTCGCGCAGCGACTGTTTCCCGCGCAGCGAGGACAGTTCCTCCGGAACTGGGACTTAACCCGCTGTATAAATGGCTCCATAAACTGAATATAAAGGAGCATTAGGGCTAGGATCGTCGTAACCTACAAAGTTACCAATAGGTCCTGTTCTTTTTCTTCTAACATCCTCTTGTAAAAATCCTAGCCAAGGATTCTCTCGGGTTTGATCCCGAGGTTCCATGTCGTTGAATACCTCAAACTGATTGTCAAATGCAGGAACAGGTTGAGATATTCTAGCTGGTGCTGGTGGGAACCTCATGTAAGCCATGTACATGAGGTATGCCACAATTACCAATGCTAAAACTTTAAAAAACATTTTCTATTATTTGCAGGGAAATTAAGTCGAGTTGCGTAGCAACTCAGGTTCAGGCTGGAGTCGAAGGGACATCGTCGTCGCCCGCCTCGCCCTCCTCCACAATCACCGAGACGGCGGGCATTCTGCGCTCCTCGATAATCTTGGCCACCTTGTCATCCGCCATCTTGACGAGCTCGGCCAACACCTTGTCCGGGAACTCCTTACGAAGCTCCTCGACAATATCGGCGGGGTGGGGAATAGGAGGAACATCTGGCTTGTTGTAAAACTTGGAGTTCTCATCCGATGGATCAATATATGGGAACTCACCGGGCTGGGGCTGAGCCATCATATCACGCTTGCGCTTCTCGAACATAGCAGCTGCCGCACTCTGGTTCTGGCGGTACTTGGTCATAATCTCCTCGAGCTTCTCGTTCTGGTAGTGAACATCCTCAATCTGATCACGGTCTGGAGGGATCAAAAGCCACTTGTACATATCGACTACATAAATGTCGACCAGAGCATCCTCCTTCTGCAGACGCTTGGCGTGGTTTGCCGCCTCGTCACGGCTGGGAAAGCACCCGCGAATCTTCATACCCAACTTCTCATTCTTCTGAGGCTGGTCTGGACCCACGAAAGAAATGCACGCGAAAAGCTGACCTGGAACCGTCAAATAGTCCTGCTCGAGAGTACCCATTTGTATTTATAGTACTTTCTTTTTTAAGCTATTACAAATTTGACATAAGGCCAACGATCGTCATTAGATCAAGTACAAATGGAAGCTCTTCGGAAAACTCACAACCACTGCAAACGGGACCTCATTCAGCATTGGGTCCAGCCTGGGTCTATGGTGCTCGACTGCGGCTGCGGTCGTGGGGGCGACTGGCACAAATGGAAGTCCATTTCGGCCCATGTGTTCGCCATCGACCCAGACGGGGAAGCCCTCCGTGAGGCGGAGGAGAGAGCCATAGAGTTGAACTTTGGTGTTTGGTTCCTTGGTCAGGGAACTATAATTCAGGCAGCCTTTGCAGGTCCTTTTGATGTCATCTGTTACAACTTTTCGATTCAGTACATTATGGACGATTTTGAAAATTCAATCAAAGCGATTGATTGCGCGCTCAAGTCTGGCGGGCTCCTCATAGGTATCGCCCCCGACAAGTCCCGTGCGCTTTCTATGGGTAACGAATGGGGACACTACTCAGACTCTCTCGGAAACACATTTGATGTCTTTGCAGGCGGACGCCGACTGATGGTCAAGCTGGCCGACGGGCCCTTCTACGCCGATGGACCCAAGGAGGAGCCCCTCCTTGACTTTGGTGTGCTCATCAAAGCGCTCGAAAAGATCGGAATTATTCTGGTCGTGTATGAGCCTATGCTCTCGAAACCAAACGGACTTATATCCGATGTGTATTCCAAGTTTGTGTTTAAAAAATCTAAGTGATATAATAGATGGAATATGTTCCCATATTTATAATGGTCTTTGCCGTTTTGGTCTACATAGTCTCGGTCAATATACAACCTCAGATGCTGACGGAACTCAAGTACAAGTACTGGATTCTTTTGGACATTCTGAAAAAGACAGGAGATCCTCTCTGGGACCCTGTACGCAAGCCGGCCATCATCACAGGTATGTTGAACTGGGACAAGACCAAAGGGCCCATAGGGTCTAATGTGAATAAGGGATACGAAATTTACATCTGTTTAGATGGAACGGATGTAAATTCGGCAATGTATATACTTCTTCATGAGCTGGCTCACATGTCAGTTCCAGAATATGACCATACCAAGAACTTTTGGAACCATTTTGAAAAGTTGAAAAAGATTGCAATAGATGCGGGGGTTTACACTCTTGGTGGGAATCGTACATATTGTGGGGATACTGTGAAGGACTAGAGACAAAGTCCGAAGGACTTTAGATCCCGGGTGATCACGAGTTTTTCAAACTCGGTCTCCATCCACCAAGTACTTCTTGGCCAGGTAGAAGACGATGGCGGCCACGAGAGCCGTGACGGCCAAACCGGTCAGAGACACATCACCTGAAGGCCCGTGAAACTTTGGAACCATATCTCCAAGCTTGCTCTGCACAGGCTTGGAGAATGCGATGACCGCCGCAACGCCCGCCAGGAGTGCCTGGTACTGCTCATCCTTGAGGCCGAAGGGGTTCTTGGACCGCGCCTTGGGAGCTTCCTCGGCAGCGTGCTGGTGACCCCCCGCGCTCTTCTGGTACGGAGGGCCCATGACCTCGTCCTGCATCATCTGCCCTGGACCTGGCATAACCTCCTCGATAGGAGTCGCGAAATCTGCCATTTGAGATTCCTCAACCTTTTTTTCCGGCTCATTTAAAGGCATTCGCAGAAGACCGGTAGGGGGTCCTGACTTTTTGTCAGAGCTTTCTCCTGGACGGGAAAGACCCATAGGGACGCTGGTCTGAGTCGGACCGAACTGCTGACGCTCGAGAGCGGCCCGGGCGATCTCCTCGTTCAGATTGGTTTCCTGTGAAGGTATGGCCGACATGATACTGTCCACGCTTGGGTCGTAGGTCATCACCCCCGCCATTATTGAATTTTAGTTTGAAATTAAGTGGAGCCGACTACCGCGCCTTTTTCACTATGAGGGTCTCCCCGCGCCGCTTGGGATCCCTGGTGGGCTGGGCGGGCATCTGAGCCGCCCGGGGGTTATAGAACCTCTGGTGGTACTGCCAGAAACTGGGACCACCGACCCTGAAGTTTTTGCGTATAGGGGCCTTGTACCAGAAGACGCAGTCTGTGATTTTATTACTTTTGGAAGTGTTGTCCAGGACCATGCACTCGTAGTTTTCTGTGCAAGCATCCATCACCTGACAGAACTGATCAAATGTCGGAAAAACACCGAAGAAAGCCTTGTACAGATTCTCACGGTTCTGTCGAACATTGTCTCGGAGCGCAAACACATAGTCTACATTCGAACGGACATAGGGGAGCATATCCATACAGTACTGGGTCGTGAGCATAAAGAATATGTTCCAGTGGCGGCCGTTCATAAAGAGGCGCCGGATACAGTCGTCCCTCATGAAAGCCCGGTCGTACATACAGTCGTCCATAAGGAGGAAGACGGACGGGGCCCTTTCCTTACCGAGCGTCTTGACCAGACGGTGCTGACGCTCCAGGAGTTTCTCGACAGCCTCTTTCTTGTATTCCCCGTACACGAAAAGGTCCGGTATAAACTGTTTATAGTGCCCGTTACCATCTTCAGTGCCTGACATGGCGATACCTGCCGGGATGTGTTTCTTGTGCCAAAGAATATCAGTCACTAGCGTCGACTTTCCCGTACCACGCTTCCCGATAAAGACACAGACCTTGTCATCGCCAATTTTGCTCGGGTCGAAGCGCCTGAGCTGCAATTGGCTCATCCTGATTTATGTGTTTAAAATTGAGAGTCTCCTTGAGCGCACTGAGACCAAGTGGGTCCCGAAGGGACCTCCCTTGAGATCCCACGAAAGCGTGCGCGGTACGCGGTGGGAATCTAATGTTTCTCTTTAGTAGAGATGTCCGCTGGGTATATCCAGTTGGCTGCACTTGGACAACAGGACGCGTACCTTACAGGGTCCCCCCAAGTGACTTACTTTGCGGGCGTCTACAAGCGTCACACACCCTTCGTGCTCGAGGCGTACGATATTCCATTTCAAAATCAACAAGTGGTTTACGGTCAAGAGAACATTTGTAAAATACCTCCGAAAGGAGACCTTGTAAGGGCACTCACACTCAAGGTGACTCTCCCGTATCTCTTTGACCCGGGAGCATATTGGGCGTGGCCCACATCGGCCACGGTGACCACCGACCCTCATATAATCATTAACGGGACTTACTTTGCTTTGCCGTACCAAGGTATTACATATTACTCGACATATAACCAAAAGAATTGGATTTCGCCCCGTCTTGGCCAGTTTGTTAGCTATTCAAATTCTACTAATCAATTTTTGTTCTCAAATTGTGCTACACTTGAGGTGGACCCTAATGGTGGTATCTTCTGGGGTCTAGACCCTAAATCTGGAAACCCTTCTCCAGTTAACTCGGCAAATTTGGTGTATACAGTGGGTACATCAAACTCCAACGCCTTTTCAAATAGCTCCTCAAATACACTTTCTAATTCTATTACAGTATCAGCCTCTTTTCCTTCTAATTTTACACTTCAACAAGCCGGCTGGATCCAAAGTACAGGTTTGCCCCCCGTGAACACTCGAACGAGTCTCTTTTTGGCTTTGACATCAGGTCAGTCTTACCCTCTTGTACAAAGTCCTATATTTCCCCCAAATCAATATTTTATAAACTTTTACCAGTGGACGAATCAAAACTTTGTTTCGACTTATGCCGTCACAACGAATGGGCGTTTGGCCTTTACTCAAACTGGATTTTACATGATCAAGGCGGGGTTTTCTCTAGGTAGCGGCTCGGTTCAGAGTGTTTCGTACGGTTCGGACACAAACGAAAACAACACGCCTATTCCTAACCCTCCCCAGTTTACTTATTCTGCTGATTTCAGAGTGTCACCCGATCCTTCTATGCCTCTCATCATGCCCTTGAATATAACCAACACGGCAAACACATACTATTTCTTTGCAAATACAATATCTTTAGCAACACAATTTACGGAAAACACATACCTTTCCGTGACTCCTGTAGACGATATGTATCTATTCAATCAAGATATACCATTGACTGGCGGTACCAGCACTATAGTTCCATTTTATGGAAATGTGCCTGGTCCCGGGCAGTACAACGCCCCTCAGAACACGACCGTGACGCTCGGCACGGACAACTCA